ATGGCGCCAGTAGTGGAGCTCCTCAACGACGTGCTCCAGCGGCGTACCGGCTTGAGCGATGCGGCAAAGGGCTTGGACCCGAAAGCACTGCAGAGCTCCACCATGATTGGGGTGGAAGCGATCATAAACGGGGCTCAAGAGCGCACGGAGCTTGTGGCGCGCGTTCTTGCTGAGACGGGTTTCAAGGATTTGTTCGCTGGCCTCTTCAACGAGGTCGTAGAGAATCCCGCGCAGCAACGGACTCTCCGGATCAACGGCAGTTGGACCGATTACGACACTTCGACCTTCGATGCGTCCATGAGCGTAGAGGTCAACCCAACCCTCGGCAAAGGTTCGGACACCGTCCGGCTGATGACACTGCAGCAGATCAAGAATGATCAGCAAACGATCGTAGCGCAAATGGGCCTCGCGAATCCGGTCTGCGGCTTGCCCGAGATGATGAATACGCAACAGGACATGTTGGCGATAGCGAACATTAAAAATGTTCAGCGCTACTTCAAGATGCCGGACCCGCAAGCGATGCAGCAATTGCTCTCGGCGCCGAAGGAGCCTGATCCGATGCTGCTTGCCGCCCAGGCTCAGTACCAGAAGGTCAAGGCCGACGCGGCGCAAGCCTTGGGCGATCAGCAACTGAAGGAGCAAACCGCCAATCAACAGCATGAACTTGCGCTGCAACAACTGCGCGAGAAGACGCTCTATGATCAGCAAAAGCTCGACGTCGAGCGCGACAAGATTCATGCGCAGCATGTCTCGACGCTGGGTCAGATGGCGGCGGACATGTTCAAGACCGCGCACGACGGCGCGGTCGACGTGCATACCCAGCAAATGCAGAACGAGAGCGACCAGGCGATCGCTCAGACGCAAGCGAGCGCGCCTGACGATCAGGGAGGCGGCGCATGAGCGACGACGTAGCCGAACCGATCGCGCCGGCCGACGATCTGACGATCAAGCGCGAGCGCAGCGAAGAGGCGACGGATCTTCTCGATCCGAAGAGCGTGTTCATGATCGGCGTGCGCACCGTGCGCCAGCGTTGGTTTCAAGCCCTGATGGACGCCAATGACAGGGAGACGAAGAACAATCTCACCTACAAGCTCCAGGTTTTGGATGAGGTGGCGAATTCATTGAAGACCTTCGTCATCGATTACAAGGTTGCGTTGAGGAACAAGCGGTAATGACAGAGACCGTCGACACAGCGGCTCAAGCGTTTCAGGCGGCGATCGATCCGGGGCTGACTGAGAACGAAGGGCCGGCGCGCGCGCCGGCGCCGCGTGACATGAGCGGGCGATTCGCTCAGGTCGCTGAGAAGCCCGAATCGCTGTTCTCTGTCCGCATGGTCGAGGGCGATCCGGAGACGGGCGACACGAGCGACGGCGGCGATGACGTCCGCCTTCGCCAACGCGAAGAGGAGATTGCAGATGGTAGGTTTGACGAGAGGGCGCACCGCGAAGCTCAATCACGATCCCGCGAAACGTCCACCCAAACTGAAAGGGAGAGTGGCGAACGACGTGATGCCGACGCCGCGCAGCGCGATGATGCCGCCGCCGACGATGGACACGCAAGAGCCGCGGATGGCGAGGGTAACGCCGAAGCCGATGCCGCCGGCGATGAAGAGGGTGAAGTCGACGAAGGGATTCAGTACGAAATAACCGTCGACGGCGAGCCACAGACGGTCACGCTGGGCGAACTCCGCGACGGCTACATTCGCACGGCGACGTTCCATTCGCGGATCAACAAGGTTCACGAACAGAAGCGTGTGGTCGAGCAAGAGAATCAGCGCGTCAGTCAGATGCGCGATCTCTACATCAACGGTCTTCAGTTTCTCGACGAGGACATTCGCGGGATCACGCCGCAAGAGCCGAATTGGGATGAGGAGTACGCGAAGGATCCGCTGTCGGCGCGGCGCCGGCAGAAGCAGTTTCAGGAGATCTACGGCAAGCTGACCCAGATTCGATCGAATCGGGCCTGGGCGATTCAAAACAGGCAGGAAGAGCAAGACCGCGCGAGCGCGCAATATGCGGTCGAACAGTTCACGCAATTCGTCAACGATCACTCCAAGCTGATCAAGGACGAGCCATCTCTGCAGCGGGTCATCGGCGGCATGCGGAAGACCGCATTGGCCGAAGGCTTCAACGAGATGGAAGTCGCCGGCGTCTACGACAAGCGCATGCTGAATGTCTTGTTGAAGGCCTGGCTTTACGACCAGGGGATGGCGGTAAGACCCCAAGCGGCCCTCCCCGGTCCATCAGGCAAGTCATTGGCACCTGGTTCCGCTAGGCCCTTAAACGGGAGTGCTGGACGCCGGAACGTCGATGAAGCCCAGCGGCAATTAGCCCGCACAGGACGAATGGAAGACGCCGAAAACTACTTCCATAGGCTTCTCAGATGATCCGGAGTAATAACACATGGCAAAGGTCACTAATGCTTTCACTACTTACCAAGCGGTAGGTAATAGAGAAGATCTAAGCAACGCGATCTACAATATAGATCCGTTCGATACTCCAGTTATGTCGGCTATACGCAGACGTAACGTAAAGAATCGACTGTTTGACTGGCAAACAGAGTTTCTACCTCTCGTTAACCCTAACAATGCCCTTCAGGAAGGATTTCTTCTCACTAACAGCCCGGCACAACCTACGATTCGTAAAAATAATGTCACGCAAATCTCTGAACGCGACGCCACCGTCTCAGGATCGCAACAAGAGAGCGATGCGGCGGGCAAAGGATCCGAGATGGCTCACCAGATGGCGATGGCGAGCAAGGTTTTAAAATCTGACATCGAGACAATGCTGTGCAGCCGCCAGGCGCGCAACGACGGCAACGACACGGGCCCCACCGCGCGCGTGACGGAGGGATTCGCCCATTGGCTGGGCCGCGCCACCGATCGCAACTCCGCGGTCAACGGCGCGATTGCGCCCGGCACGATCACCACGGGTCTGCCGGTGCTCGCGACCGACGCGTTTCCGGCGCCGGGCGCTCCCGTGGCGTTGACCGAACAGATGTTGGGCGACGCAATGCAGAAAGCGTACACCAACGGGGCGAGTCCGACGTTATGGGTCGTGCCGCCGGGGCCCAAGCGTACAGTGTCGACCTTCGTCGGCAGATCGACCACGCAAGTCTTGGTTGGCAAGACAGAAGTTGTGTCGACCGTCGATGTTTTGGCGACAGATTTTGGGCGCGTTAAATGTATCCCGTCGCGCTGGGTTGCGACAGACATTGGACTACTGATCGACCCGGATTATGCCGCGGTGGCGTTCTTCAGAAGTTTTCGCCAGTACCTCATGGCCCGTATCGGCGACGCAGAAAGTCGTATGATCGTCGTCGAATGGGGGGTCGAAATGCGCAACAGTCTTGCGCATATCTTGTTTAACGGCATCACTCCGTAAGACGTTACTTAGGACGACGTCGATGGCGGAGCGCAAGCGCATCTACCGAGATGCTGACGGCGTTCGACGGACCGTGATCTGGGATGACGAAGACCCAGATCAGGTCGTCGTCCAGACCGAGCAGGACGTCGAGCCGATTCTCGAAAGCGCCGCGGCGCGGCGCGACAACCACGATCCGCGCCGCGACATGTGGGGCGTCGGCATGGTTCCGGTCGCTGTCTGGGAGCGCGCCGTCCTCGAGCAATGGGACGAGGGCGATTGGAAGAAATTCTGGAATGGCGAGGGCAAGCCGTTTCGCACCGCGCCGGGGCGCGTCTAATGACCGCCGACGACTATGCCCTCAAGCCGCTGCCATTCGGTCCCGTGGCGATCGCCGGGGCGTGCGTGGTCGCGGGCTATGTCATCTTGGTGGTTTACCAGGCGTGGCTGCAGGGCGCGGCCTTCCGGGCGCCGGCGCGCGACTTTCTCGCCATTCTGATCGTGATCGGGTTTCTCAGCGTCGTCGCCTACATGTTCGTCATCACGCCCAATGCGGGCGCCGACATTCTGATCGGCGCGCTAGTCGCAGCGTTCGCGACCATCGTGGCGATGTACTTCAAAATTGGCAAAGGAGACGGCGAATGACCGCTCTTACGCCAAACTTCACTCTGGAGGAGTTCACGGACAGCCAGACCGCGGCGCGCAAGGGCATCCACAATGTGCCGGTGGCTCAGAGTCAGGAACGCAAGAATCTGCAGCGCACCGCCGAGACGATGGAGAAGGTGCGCGCCATCCTCGGCGACAAGCCGATTCTGATCAGTTCCGGCTATCGCAGCCCGCCGGTCAACGCGGCCGTCGGCGGCAGCAAGAACAGCGCGCACATGAGCGGGCTGGCGGTCGACTTTTCTTGTCCTGGTTTCGGGACGCCGCGCGCTATCTGCAAGAAGCTCCAGCCGCATATGAAGGAGCTGGGCGTCGATCAGTTAATCTACGAATACGATACCTGGGTGCATCTCGGCCTCGGGGACGCGCCGCGTCATATGGCGCTGACCATCGACGCCAAGGGCACACGCGCGGGATTCGGTTGATGGCAAGCGATCTCATAGTCCGTCGGATCCTCGATGATCAGAATCATGATGATCTGATTGGGGCGGAAGGCCCTGTCGGGGCGTGGAGCGATTTCATTCCGGACCCCGGTTGGCTGAACAGCACGTTTCGATACCGAATAACCAGGTTGGGGCTTCAGTTCGCCGGCGCCATCCAGGCGCCGTTGCCGGCGAATGTGCGCGCCAGGATGGGCGTCTTGCCGGTTGAGGCTCGCCCGGCGCGAAATTTCGGGACTTCTGGTGGGTGCTTGTTCGGC